CTTATGGGAGCAGGTGTGGTATTAGGTACAGTAGGATATTCAGTAATAGAATTCTACATGTCTCATTAACTTTGTTAATCTAAGAAGGGGTGCTAGTCACCCTTTCTTTTTGGGTTAAATCCAGGGTAGCACTTCAGACTGCATAGAATCAACGACATCATCAATTGAGTCAAAGACTATATTCGTATTAGTAAAACTACTGAGGTCTCTTAGAACGTCTCTGCGGCGATGTAAGAGAGCATCTAACTCTATCTCACAGTAAGTTAAATCATGTGCTGAGTTCTCATCTAGCAATGTAGACAAAATCCCATTATAAGGATAATAGACACCTACATGTTTTAAACTTTTAGTTACATGATGTTTCCATTCTTCAGGAGTAACGTCTGCTCTATTGTTAATTTCTATTCTGCCCAACCAATGTTGTTTCCAATCATTAAATTCTTCTTCATTATATGCAAGCCATCGTTTTGTCATTACGAATGGAAATCCTTCGAATCCATATGTAACAAAAACAATTTTATCAGTTGTCGGCGCAGGTGTAGACCTATATGAAGCAGGAATGTCATTAGCATTTAATATATCTGCTACTATCTCTCCTAATGCTCCGTCAACAGCAATGACAGTGATCATAACTTCTTAAGATTTGCTAACTTTTCTGCGACATTATCTAGGCTGATTGTAGAAAATAATCCGGGGTGAAGAGGTTTAGGATAGCGATCATCGCCTACCCAAGCATACCCACAATGTTCGTCATTAAGAAGTGGTGAAAATTCTTCTTCTACTTCGCAAAAGAACGTATGATAAGCAAATGTATTATTAACGAATTTTTGAACAGGAACTAATTTTAAATCATCTCGCCAATATGCAATTTCTTCTTGGCATTCTCTTTTTAATCCGTCTAACAATGTTTCGTTCTTTTCAACCTTACCACCTGGGATAGACCATGTAGGATTTTTAGATTCGTTTCTTAATAGATAAAGTGATCTTGCAGTTGATTTACTGTAAAAGAAAATACCAGCAGATTGATTAATAATGATCATACAGTTATTTAGTAAGTGACTGGGTCGCCTTTAAATAACTATACTGTAATCACCTTCGTTATAATAACCTTCATATGATTTCATCCATTGAGCAGGTAATCCGGGCTGAACTGAATCAGCAGGAGTTGCGGCCCATCTGTATTGAATTTCTGTTGTTAAATTAAGAACATATTCTAGACCAGCAGGATTAGCACTTGCATCAAATGCAACAAACCAAGTCATAATATCTGCATTAAATTGTAAGATGTCATTAGTACCTGCTTCAACGACAGTGTATACAGTTCCAGTGCCTTCTGGTTGTACATTGTTCATTGTAAATTGAGTGCCGATAGCATTAGTTGCGGCACCATAGTTTCTAAAGTCTGTTGTACCAAGAGTTGCAATTTGATATTTAACACCAGGTACTAAAGTAGTTGCTAATTGTGATTCAGGTAATGATGATTTACCTGTCTGACTTCCTATGATTGTACCCCATGATGCAGTATCAGATGCAATATCACTTACTAATAGATATCTAACATTAGGAATAGGTCCTGGTAAGCCCGAATTAGGTCCTGATATCTGAGGATTAATAACTGAGTTAACTGGATCTATTGTATTCTGTGGTAACGTGTCTTCATCAACGTTAAAGATTAGATATCGATCATCTAGTGGATCAACAACAATTGTACCTACAATTTCAGTATCCATATATGGATTGTCTAACCAAATCTGTGAAATGCCCCCACGATATGCACCGTACATGTTTAGTATAGATGTCCAAAAGAGATCAGTATCTGGATTGACTGGTTTTGTTAGATCAAAGTTAGATGGGTTATCAGGTTGATCTTGTGGTAGCAACTGCAATGAGTTACCGATAAACAATAGTTGATATCCATATGGAGATATCTTTTGTCTTGTTCCTAACAACAAGTCATCGTCTGCCATAGCTTCTTGCGTTTTGCCCTCAAAGATAGAAGTAATAATCTTATTAATAACACCATACTTTTTAAGTTTAGAAGATGTTGTCAACCACATGGGTAAGTAGAACTTCCATGACATAACATCAATTGGATTGCCTGTGCCTTGTGGTATAGTACGAGATGAGAATGTTAGTCCATCCTGATATACAACTGTCAATGATGTCCAGTCGATAAAGTTATCAGTGTTCTGAATTTCTAATGATGGATTGAATAATGTTCCTAACTGTTCAATCAATTCTAGTTTTTGTTGATAGTTAGTTGTCCAAAAGTCTACTTGCAGTTTAAGTGTATAAGGAACAGGCATTAACTTTTCAACAGTAAATGCTTGACCCTGTGTCTCTCCGTACTTTGCTGTAGTTGAATCATATGATCTCTGACGTATATTCTGTTTCTCTACAAAGTAAGGCTCTTGTGTACGTCTCTGATCATACTCTAATCCATTAATGAAATAAGTCATCAAAGGTGCAGAGGGCAGGTTGGATGCCGAGTTGTTAGCAATAATAGTAGCGGCTTGTCTACTAGAATCACCATATTGAATTGGTACTCTAACAAGTATAGGATTACCGTTTGGATCATTTCCTTGAGTTACATACCAGTTACTAAAAATCTTAGCAAACTGTAATAAAAATCTTCTTATTTGATTGTCGTAAAAATATTGTGCCATTATGTTCCGTCACTTTTTGGATTAGCATCTGGTGCTATGTTTAATAGAGAACTCAGAGGTTGAGCAGACGCTATGTTTGCCCCATCGTTATTTACAAAAATATTCGCTTCATTATTAATAAAGCCTGAGAGTTGCGAAGTATCTGCGGCAGTATAACCAGTTGTTGTTCTTACATTTTCACTGACTCTTAACCAAAGAGTACCTGACCAACGATACAATACATTCGGTGTATAATCTATTCGTAAGAAATAGTTTCCAACTTGCGGTGATGCCGGGAACGAAATGCCTGCCCCTGCGGGTAGACCATTAGGTGGAGCGCCTTCACCACTTAAGTAACCTGATGTATAACCAAAGTCTCTTGGGGTTGCACGGGCAATGAATTGGAATCTAGGATCACAATCAGCACGATAGTCCATAGTGTTAGGACCATATGGCTCAGTACCTGTGAACCCAGCCTTTGTCGGGTCTTGGTCTGCTGTTGCGTAAGTGTTATCAGCAGTACCATATGGACCTACAACAGGTCCTGATATATTAACTGTAAGAAGTTTTGTTCCTTCTAATTGTCCTGAGCCTGTTGAAGACATCTCTGGTGCTTCAACTGCGATTGCTAAGTTTGCTTGTACAAACTGTGCTATCATTGCTTCTAAGTCAAGTTCTTTTTCTCCGTGTTTGATCTGCATTACATCTATGACTTCTTTAGGTATTCTAATACCTGTTGAATCATTTTTGTATTTCTCACTTTTCATTGTGATGACTTGACCAGTTGCACTTAATGCACTGTTGCCAGGCATCCATGAACGTATATCTACGGGAGGAGCGGGCTGATTTTCTTTCTTTGAGAGTACATCGTTGGCTTCATATATACCATAACCGGGTACAACATATAAATTCGATGTATCATAGCCTGCTTTAGGTACAATACGTGCCGCTTCTTTTAAGTTAGCATCATTGATTCTAATGTTTTCATTGTAACGACCTAATACATCTTTTAAAGTTCTGCCTGTATCTAGTACCCAATAAAGATCTGGATTAGTTGCATTGGGCTTAGTCCCTACTGGCACATCTTGTAATGAAAGATAGTTCTTGTCACCAAATGTCATTACATACCCTGCAGGATAAGTTTTAGTTTTGTCCCAGTCTCCTAAATAATTATCTATATCATCTGGAGCACGTAAGATATCCTGAAACTCTTGGCTATCTACTAACTTCTCACATTTGATACGCCATAGATGAGGATACCAATCAATTGCAAAGCCTTCACTTCCAAAGTTAGCATCTGTAACTTGATAAAATCTTTTTAGTGCTGTGGGAAATAAAGTTGGATTGTCGTTTAATGGATCGTAATCAAGCAAGTGAGGTAATTCGATCACATCACCTACCATCATTTTTCTGCCTAAGATGTCCATCATGTCATTATAATGAACATTGATGAAAATAGTGTCATTACTTAAGAATAAACCGAATTGACTAAGATCAAAGTCTAAGTTTTGTACAGAGTAATGACCACGTAATCGATATATATCTTTCTCATACTTTCGATCTCTGTTCTCTAAGAACAGCAAGTCTTGTATGTTTGTCGGCTCCATCGCATCGTATTGAGGCTGAGTAAAATCTGTTGAAGGACCTTGATCTAATGGTCCTGCATACTTATGAATGTATAAATCAGTACCACCCACAGTCAGTTGCTCAGAGATATTTCTGTCTAGGAAACGATAATCGTTTTGCTTCTCTTCCCGGTATAAACTTAGTCTTGGCATATATATATTTATCTTAATATAATTACCCAGAGAATTTGGGTAAATAAAAGGTTGATACTAAAAAATATTTAATGTATAATGCAACACTAAGTAAGAACATTAATCAATAAGGAGAGAATGTGGCTCGGCGAAAACAAAAGACAGTCTATCTAACACCCGAACCGAAGTGGGAAAAGTATAAAGGAGTCACCGACCCCGCTGGACAAGAAAGGGCATTCCAAGATGCTCAATACTTTATCCGAACTGAGATTGGCGACAAGAAAAGATTGATGCGTTGTAAAACATGGATCAAAATAGAATCTGGCTGGCCTGCTGAAGACATAGAAGTTATTCTGCGAAATCCAGATTGGAACTTCAATTCTCTTTCAAGTTCAGTTTGGTTTTGTGATAAAGTTGGGTATATGCCTCAAGCACATATTGACCATATTGCAAAAAGCAAAGACGAGTGGATAGAAAAAGGTAACTTGATTGCTCAAGTCAAAGAAGAAAAAGCAAAAGACAAACCCAATCGCCCTTCGATACAAGATATCATGCGAGAAAAATTGCTGGAAGCAGGTGGAGAGATTGACGGTATAATGGATCAATTCTTTGAAGACGAAATAAAAATCGATCCTAAGTTTAATGCTCAGATTATGAAAATCTTAAACACATACAATCCATTAGCAAATCATGTTCCTCAATTAATAGAAAGTTATGAGAAAGAACAGAAAGAATTCAAAGAAGTAATTGAAGGTAAAGATGAACAGTTAGTAGAAGCCTATGATCATTTTAGTAAAAAGAAACTGAAGCAAACTATACTTGCATATGATACTATTATTAGTGTACTAAACTCTTATGCTAGTCTTAAGATTGCGTCTAGGGCTAAACGTAAGACTAAACCACTAAGTCCTGAGAAGGCAACACAAAAGTTGAAGTATCAAAAACGATATGAGTGTGAAGTAACAAAATTAAAACTAGAAAGCATTCGTCCAGCAGAATTGCATTTGGCTAAAGAAGCCTGGTGTTATGATACACAGAAACGTAAACTGCATCACTATGTTGCAGACGATATGAGCGGAGAATTGTTTGTTAAAGGTAATACTTTATATGGTTTTGACAAATCTAAAAGTGCAATCAAAACTTTACGCAAACCTAAAGATCAGATAAAAGAAATTATGGGCAGTAAACCCGCGGCACGTAAATACTTTGATGATATAAAAGCAGTCGGAGTCAAACCCAAAGGTCGTTTCAACGATCAAATGATTATTTTAAAGGCATTTTAGAAATATGGCAAATTATATGTTGATTGCGGGCTGTAGCCACGCCGCAGGGTCAGAGATTGACGGTAACTTATCTAGTACAGACAATCGCAAAGCAAGTTTTGGAAATGTTCTAGCAGGAATGATAGACCATGAACCTATTAATATAGCACGAAATGGTTCATCTAATAGTGCAATACATCGTAGTGTATTAAATTGGTTTACACTTAACAAAGATATTGTAGAAAATATAAACAACAACATTTTTGTATTGGTCAATTGGGCAGAGAGTTGTCGAATTGAAGCACC